GGAAGAAAGGGGGGCAAAGCCCCCCGTTAGCTTTAGTCAGTAACGTACTGAACTACCATTACGATATCACCAGCCTGAGCACCAGAAACGGTGGCAGTCTGAGTGAGTGCAATGCGTAGCGGTACGCCTGGATCAGATGTTAAGCCCGCATCTTCCCAAACAGCTGTAAGCGGAGCATTTTTTCGACCTGCAGTTGTAAAAGCAAATTCGTTTCCATCAGTTGAAGCTGTTCGGAATCTTGTTGATGCTCCTACATAGGCGTCTTCGTCAATAATCGCATCAGCTGCATAAAGCGTTTGAGATGCGTCAGTATCATTGAATTGGGTATTGCCATTGTAAATGCCGACATTTACAGCAGAGTCCGTTCCAGTATCAAGATCATCGTTATAAACCATAATGCTTATAATTCGAGCATTTGATGGAACTTGAGCCAAGATGACTGCATCGCCATCAGCATTCAGATCATCGGCTGCAACTGCACGAACGTCCATTGACTGATGAAGATTGCCACCAACATTGCCTGGAGCAAGGAAGTCAAACGGATCATTCGTGTCAATCGCAGTAGCGTTTACACCTTTAGTAATAGCCATTAGTCATTCCCTCCTTATGAACCGAATGTGTAGCTTTCGGATTCGTCACAGTCAATCTGAACGACCTTCTCTTCTTCCATGCGAGTCGCACCGAATGTTGCACAGTAGTAAACCTGTGTAGAGAAAGACTTGTCAGCGCGCTCTTCGATACGAGCCATGACGTCCTTACCAACAGCAAGCTTCATGCCATCTTCTGCCCATGCAAAGCAAGTACGGATGTTACCGGCCTTGCCAAGACGGTTAGAAACGATGAACTTGAAGCCCATGAATGTGTCTACTTCACCGCGGACCAGAGCCTTAACAGTGTTGAAGTCAGACGACGTTACCGCAGTCTCGTTCAACAGACGCTGGATCTGGAAGGGTGAGCAAACAAGGTATCGAGCAATGCTTGGATCGACAGAGTTAACGTCAAGCTTTTGCTTTGCTTCGATCAACTTCTCGATAGTCAGGTCAACAGAACCGTTAGCAATCTGCTGTGCAGAAGGCAATGTAGTGCTAGTAGAGCCAGACTTACCAGTTTTTGCAGTGCCAGTAGCAGCCGCAATGATTGAATCGTCCATTGCACGACCCATTGCAGCAGCCGCAGTACGGGCATATGCAGAAGTTGGATCAATCAACATACGAACTTTATCCGCATCGTCAATCAGGTCAGCCCATTCGTAGCTGTCCATAGTGACCATACGGCGAGAGTGTGGAGTATCCAAGATTGGAGTGTCAGAGTGACGTGAAGTACGCTTCACCGCCGCAGACTGACCTACCTGGTCAAAGAACGCCTTTTCACCTGTAACTGATTCCTCAGATACAGAACCACGCAGCAAGCTGCCCATCTGCTGTGAAAGCAACTGGACATTGCTGCTAAACTGCTGCACGAATGCAGTTGTAATTTGCGTAGACATAATCGTCTCCTGTTAGCAATGTAAAGTTGGTTTCGCTACCCGGTGAACACCGGACGAGAGTTTGTTTGACAGTTTACGTCGCTGTCACACGGCAGGGGCTTTCGCTTGTCCTGTCTTCGGAGTGCTACTCTTTCCCCGGGCGCTAGGCTTGTCGGTAGGTTTTTCGCACCACGCTAAGAATTGATCCGATACCACGAGGGCATTGCGGATCATCTCAGGTGTTCCAAACTCGAGTGTACTCCTCAAAACCTGAAGTTTAAACTCTCTGTCTGATAATTTTTCACCCTGTGGCATATTCCCTCCACTTCATCGCTTCTTGGACATACCAATGGTGTTCAGGATGACGCTGATCCCAGTAAGGCGTATTAGGCGCAGTCAGCTCCATGACCTTGGCCTGTGCATCGTTTGGTGTCACACCGCCGCTAGTCTTAACGCCTTCAAGCGTATCCTCGCCTACCTTGTCGCGCAGATACACACCCATGTTAGCCAGCATGCGAATGACTTCTGGGTTATCACCTAGCATCGTGCCATCGGCAAGCTGCACTTCGGTTAGTTCAGGATTGCCGAACTCAGACAGTACGCCGTTAGCCAGCGCCATGCGGTCATCGAATGCCTGGCCGTACTCTTTGCGTAGCTCGCTTTCTACTTGCTCGACACGCGCCTGGGCTTCTACACCCATGCTTTCTGCATCAGCAAACTGCATTTCGTTGTACGCATCGAGCATCATCTGCGCTTGCTGTGGGTTCATCCCAGCCTTGTGCGCGGTTTCCTTGAACCATGACACCATGCCATCGTCCATCTCTGCGCCTTCAGGAATGTTGTTGTAGGCGAGTTCATACCCATCGGGTGACTCTGGGCGGCCTAGCTTGGAATAGACTTCACCCCATTCGTCTGCGGTAGCGCTCTTGCCAGGCAAGGCTACCTTATCAGCGCCAACCATCTGCTGTGCATGGACATAGCTTTTAGCCAGTGCGCCGATATCGTTAATGTGTTCGAGACTTGAGTGTCCTCGTATCTCTTCGGGAATGCTAGATTTCCAGTCTTCAACAGACTGAGCTACCTCTGGTGCATCGACTGCCTCAGAGACTACAGCTACCTGTTCTTCACTCATTGATCTGATCCTTTAGTTTTTGATCCCAATCTGCCAGCATGTTTTTGAGAAACAGCACTACCGTGCGCTGGCCTTCACGATAGGCTGTCTCCGTCGGATCGGACGAAAATGTGGATGTGGTTAGATGAAACCGAGACTCTAGGTGCTCTAATGCTTTTTGCCCGTCTTCAGTTTCAAATGTTCTTTTGTATACGCCCTTGATTTCATCAGGTGTCATTGACCCTCCAATGCTCTATAGGCAGGTGCGGCTTGTCCTGCGGCCTCCATTAACTGCACGGCTTGCTGCTGTTCAGCTGCCGCTTCCTCTGCTTCTTGTCGGTTTTGTCGTATTTCAGCTACCTGGTCATTGCCACGGATTGTCGATGCAGGAACGCCCAATACCTTAAGCAGGTACTTAGACATGCCATCAATGTCAATGTAGTCCATAGCAGCTTGGTCAATCTGCGATAGCGGCATGAATAGCTCGATCATGCGTAGCGCCGATTGGATATCACCGGACCGTTGTGCTTTAGCCAGCGGTGATACGTATTCGATTTCGATATCCGAGTCGCGCATAAAGTCAGGCGCAGGGTTAAACGCCTTGGCTCGCACCATCAGGTTATACACGCGGCCAATCATGGGTTGCAGTAGTTCAGCCTGTAAGCGTCCAAGAACTGGACCGAGCAAGCGCATCTTCTCTTCAGTACGCTGCACGACTTCGGTCGCTGTCATCTGTGGACCCTGGCTCATAATAAGCTGGTCAACGTAGAAAGCAGACTCGATAGAGCGACGACGCTGCTCCTCCATATTGAGGCCCAATGGATTGTTAGCCCCTATATTTAGTGGTTCAAGACGGTCGCGGGTACCAGATCTGTAAAAGTTAAGGCCACCAGGTACAGTACGGATGGGTAGCATAAACCCATCGTCAGGCACCATCAGCGGTGGATCGACCTGCTTCTGCGCTGCACGAATGGTTACTTCTGACATCTTGTTAAGCATTTTGATATCAGGGAGCGCTGTCATTGCCGGTGATCGGCCATAGCCAATCTCAAAGCTGGCCTTTAGGAAGCGCGGTGCGACGTAAGGAAACTCTTCAAAACCAGACTCACTGAGAACAGTACGGCTGCCGGGGTCGAGATAGACCGAGGCAAACGGCATATTCTTGTTGTCTTTGCGAGTGGTATTGCGCTCATCGCGTGGGTATACCGCATGGATCAACGTGATTTCTTGGTACGGATCTTTCTTAGCGGCATTGATAATCTTGTTGTCTACAATCTCTTCGCCAAAGCGCTGGATGATTGCCCTGGCTGGCATCTTAAACTGACGGAATACGGTATCGACGCGGCCCTTGTCATCTTCTGACAGATAGACTTCAGCGCAGTGTTTGGTAGAGAAACGGACCTGCGAGTCTGGATCTGACTCGATAAACATAACGCCGGTGCCAAAGCAGATAAGATCGGAATACAGCTCATGGATCTGCTCTTGGAAGTTAGAGCGGTTGAACGCCAGGTACATATCGTCCTCGACGGACTCTAACCATTCCTTGGCTTCATCGTTTTCATCAAGCTCTTTGTTTCGAAATCTTAGGGAAAACCAGCGGGTAGCTGCATTAGTCAACATGCCGTGCAAACTAGCCGCCATGAGTTCTGCTGCATGGATAGCAGTAGAGTCAAAGATTAGCTCAGTGCGCTTATCGCCATCTGTTCGCTTCTTAGTGATATCTGCCTTGCGGGGAATCACATAGTCTGCGATTTCCTGCCAGTGACTCTCCCAAACCTGCCGTTGTGTAGACAGACTTTGGAAGCGCCTCATCAAATCAGCGCCTAATTCATCGGCCATGTTTTTCCCCTAATGTTCTACGTGGAACAGCTAGCTGCCCAATAATGTCTTTCGTTGTACGCTCGCCTGCCCTGTTAAACCCATCGGGCTAGTAGCAACACCACGAGCACGTCTTCGCCGGTAAAGCTCGCGGGTTGCCTCTTCCTGGTTCTCGGTTGCACCACTAAGCGCTGCGAGTGGTCGAATAGCCTGGCGATCAACTGCACCAGCGGGCTGTGTTTGTTCTTGCACGATCTTTGGCGTACCCGTTATAGCTTTTGCAAGATTGCTAGTTTCCCGCTGAAGAATATCTTTTTGGGCTTTTAGTCCAATAGTGCGATCAAACTTCTCACCCGCCTTGCGGATTGCCTTGCCTACTTTTTTGACTGGCTTGCTCATATCATCCCCATTTGTGCGGTAGGTCCAGTACCGCGCCATCATCTGTCATGTAGCCGCCCATCCTAAGCAGCATTTCAGTTTGCGAGTTTTCCACAAGGATGCGATCAACGCCAGATACCCAAGCTACGCTAAACAACGCATTCATTAGCCGCCTGCTAAAGAATCGCCGCTGGTAATCAGGTAAAATTAGCGTATGCGCTGTCCATGTCGATTCATCGCCCTCTACCGCATAACACCAAAAGAAACCCGCAATTTGGTCCTTGACTTCGCATGTTACAACAAAAGCGTAGTCAATGATTCGTCTGTGCTCTTCCCGATACGGATAGTCATACCTCTCCATGTAATCAAGAAGTACATCTTGAGACAGCTTAGCGTCATGTATTCTTGGGCGTATCACCGGCGCCTAGCTTCTTTCGCTTGGTTTCGGAATCGAGTAATCCCCGTGGGCCAGTCAGAATAGTTTGCTGTCTGCCAACACGCCGAGGATCAAATAGCTTCTTCTTTAGCCTTTCTTGCTCCCCTTCGTAAATCGGCTCGATCGGAACCATAGGAGGCGGGGGCGGAGCTGCCGGTACTTTAATCTTAGGTCTACCCATTCTTAAATCCTCGCTGAGAAAGGGTTATATGATGAATCTGCAATCGCTTGCGGTGGTCTGCCATCATGCAACGTATTGTCTTTGATGCCAACCGCTAGGTAGCGGAACGCATCGGCAGCGTGGCTAGACCAGTCATGCACAGGCGTTGCACGGAAACTTCTGGACTTCTCATTGTACGCACGATGGTACTGACGTAAGCACTCTAGCCCCGCTTGGCAGGTGTCTCGGTCGAATAGGCATCGCGGGATAAGCATTTGCGCGGCATGTATGCCGTCCTCCAATGGGAGCTTTGGAATTACTCGGAAGTTAATGCCGAGGTCAAAGGAAACTTCGCGTCGTGATTTGCCACTACCCAACTCCCTAACCTCGATATCATGCGGCGCATTATGTGTGCCATAGAGATAACCCTTGGCTTGCAGGACTTCAGCATAATGCGGCAATCCCTCATTTCTATTCTCGTAGAAATCAATGACGTGTACCGCACGTCCTACGCTTTGGGTAAACCAGATAGCCGTACTATCCCCTACACCCAAATCCCACCACGTATCTACTCGGGTAGCCGGGTCATGGGGAACCTCAGTGATGCGCCCCTTTTCGTGGAGTGCCTGTAGCTCTTTTCCGTAAATGGCCCCTGGCACATTCGCAACCCAAGAGCACTCAAACTCCTGCTCAAACTGATCGGGAGACATCATGGCCTTAGCAGCCTCTAGCTC